GCTAAGCAAGCTTAGTATAACCCTTTTGTGCATCAGTTAAGGAATATGGTCAAAAACCAAATTCGCTCGCTGACACGATGGGACCTTGACAAAGGATCCCTTCCATCTAGGTAGCCGCGAGGCAGCCTAGCACTACGCACCTTGTAAAAGGGTCTCGATTCCCTTTCACAGAAAACTGCATGCGTAGCCCTCCCTGTCAAATAACCGGCACAAGCAAGCGGTAGAAGGAAGAAGCCATCGTAGATGGTCTCCTTCGCTACTAGCTCATACCGTTTATAGGACTTCGGGACCATGACTGTCTTCAACCCTTGGTCAGGGTTGAGCCATTCAGGGACGAGGAGTAGTGGGCCACGTAGATATGAACGAAGAAGCTTAAGCGTTTGGTTAGGCCAAAAATCATGCCTAGCCGACCACTCAAGTAAACTGTTCATAGCTACGTAGATTTCAGGGTCAGTGCGAAGATTACGTATGTAGAAGGGCGTTACATCAACGCCCTTCCAGAAGTCGCCTCCGCAGGATTCTCTAAAATCACCCACAGCAAAGGACTTATCGTGGTTAACGATCAGCCCAGATTGCTCAAGCAATATACATAGGTCAGAATACTCGTCTGTGGGTACGATGATATCGTCACCAAAGACGGCAGTGTCTGTCCAGTCGACCCATAAGGTCGGGCTGTTTGCCTTACGGCATCGCAGCGCGTATATGAGTGAAACTATGATAAGAGTCATTAGGGGAAAGGTGAAACCATTCCCCATAGTGCTCACCATGTTTAACTCGTGCTTGTTACCATCTATGTCGATAACAGGGCTCCTAATTTTATTTAGGAGGGACACCCAGTCATCAGGCATGAGTGAACGAACAAGGTCAAGACTTATCATATCCGAAGCGGATTTCAGGTCGATGGTGCAGACTGTGCCATCTATTGAACCGCGTTGGGCCAGCAGCTTGTTTTTTGGCTGTTGGTCTGATATGTCTAAACCTATTGATCGAAGAGTATCCTCAAGGACACGGCCGGCAGCAAGCTGCATAGCCATATTCCCAGAGGGTTCGATCGCGATCGTTCGGACGGTATCCTCATTCTTAGGTACTGTTGTCATTCGTGATCCGTAGATGACGGTTGTGCCACAGTTATCTCGTCTATCAATAGTCGAGAAGTAGTAGTTGGACCGCCTTAGTCGTAGAATATACGGCTCACATTCGAGAGTACAAGTCATACTTTCGCCTATCTTTCTAGCGGCATGGGATCCGACGACGCCATTGGCGGAGCCGGGTCCGAACCTCCAGTTAGACAGAACGTAGGTAAGATCCAAGCTAACTTGAATGTTTAACTCGTTGAATCGCGTGTTTTGACGTTCTATAACAGTTGTTATAAAATGTCTAGCATTAGAGACAACATCGCTATCGAGTGAATGGCGAAAGCCCTTTAACCCGTTGTTAAGTTCTACGAACTTAGCTTTAGCGATAGGATCTAGTTGACTGTTGACAAAACCCGCACGCTTGCGCATGCGTTGTACGAGCCTATCTCTCGCGAACGTATGAACGCTCAGAGAAGTAGACAACTCGGATGACAGTGCTTCGAAGCAAGACTTAAGTCTATGCTCGTTGACGCAAGCGCCCATAGGACATCTCCTAACAGGTTATCAAGACTAGCAAAGCTAGTGTTCTTTAGATCACACCGGTAATTACGGTATCCGCAATACCAGAGGCTTGTTGACTCCCAGTCCCAAAATGGGCGGAAATCAGAGCTCTGAGTTCTTCCGGTTCGTAAGTATCGGTACCAGCGGGGATTTCAATGACTGTCGTAATACGAGCAGTAATAGAAATCTGATTCGCTGCAGGCAAAGCACCTTTTCGGGTGATAAGCTTGTACGTGTTCATGGGAACGTTCTTGATTACCCCAGTAACGGGGTTTGCTTGTGGAAGCGTCTTCAACTGCGCTGGCCGGAAGAACGAAATGGAAAACGGTTTGGAAACCGAATTCACGTCGACACCGGTTTGCGTGCCGCCTAGGGCTGAAACGGCGAATTGCTTGCCGTTAATGCTTGGGGCGACGTCAGTTGTAAGCGTGTAGGTGGGGCTTGTCAGGCCGGTCACCGTAGCGCCTGTCACGGGGGAAGTTGGAGCAAAAGACACAGTAGGTCTCCTTAACGTCTCATAGAGACTAGAACAGAAGCAAGGTTAAGTACTTTATTAACCATGCCGATGCCGACTTGGTCTACACTCTTAAAGTGTAAACCAATACGGGGGAGTGTGGCATACTTCGTGCGAACGAAGGAATCATATCTAACACTGCCAGGCCGAACAGAAGAAAACCGCATAGCGGTATTACTACTGGTTGGCCTGTAGGTGCCCGATACGAAAACGTCACATGTGTATCTCATGTCACGGACAACGTAAGTTGCCGTGCCAGGAGGTATCTCGAAAGTGTCCGCTAAGTACTCACCAACGTTAGAGAAATAATCAATGATCCAGGAAAAGGCGAGAAGTTCCCAAGCAACGCTTGGAATATCTTCGAAGCCAAGCCCTAGATGATCGGTTAAATCATAACGATTAGAGCACTTAACGTCCCAATCAAGGCCAGCGATCCACATGTAAGAAAGCTGATGAACAGCCTGCGACCTGCATGAGAGAGACGAGTTTAACGTCGCAATCTCATTAAAGGCCGCAGAAGTCGTCCAAACTTTCTTCGCGATACCCTGACACCTAATAGTCCTGCGATCACGATCCAAAAATGAAGAGATCGAGTCGAGGGCTTTGAAAGTGTCTTGAACTAGCGGGTTAATGCCGAAGCTATAATTTAGCCAGGCCTTACTCGCATATTTCAGGGCGGACTTACCACGAGTTTTCTTGATCTCGAGGATGGTCTTAAGGAAGGTTGTCGTCAAGGTAGCCGAGTCACGAATAGTGCGCCGGAGATCCCTCAACTCAACAACTGGAACCATAAGGTCCATCTTACCGAGGTTGCTACTGAGTCGACGTTTTAGCTTGCCAAGGGCTTCATCCGATAAGGAAGAATCCTCTGGGGCGTTATTTATCTGATCAGTCCCGAAACAGCCCATTAAAGACGTATAGGCAGTCCAGGTATCCAAGCCGACAGAGCGAAAAGACTCCGCTCTACCGATAAGGGGTTGATACGTATATTTACTACGAGAGTAGTTAGTAGTGGCATCAACCTTCTTAGCAATATTGACACGATAGTCACGATTACTATTACGCAAGATAACCTCGTCACCGACATTAACGTTAGCATCCTGAAAATGGGATGTGAACGGCCCCGTACCATTAGAAAAATAGTACGAGAAAATGCGTTTACGAGGCGCGAAGCGTAAGTTCGAAGTAACCATGTGTCAAACCTCC